GGGCACATGCAGGTGCTCACCTGGGCGAACATGCTGGAGAACCTGGACGAGGACGCGCCGGAGAATGCGCACTTCGTGTGCGAGGATCCGGATTGCGGCGGGGTGATCGACGAGCACCACCGAAAGGGCATGCTCGCGCGACTCGAGTGGCGTGCCGACAACCCGAAGGCCAGACGACATCACCGCTCGTTCTGGATCTGGGCTGCTTACTCGGTCCTGACCACCTGGGAGCGGATCGCGCGAGCCTGGCTGGCCGCGAAGGGAGAGCCTGCGGCGGAGCAGGTGTTTTTCAACGACCAGGCGGGCGAGGCGTATGTCACGGAGGGTGATGCGCCTGACTGGGAAGGGTTGCGCGACCGGGCTGAAGCCGCGGGCTATTCGCCAGGTGTGATTCCGCCCGGCGCGCTGATCACGACGATCGGTGTCGATTGTCAGGACGACCGCGTGGAGTGGCACCTGGTCGGATGGGGCCGGAACAAGCAGCGGTTTGTGATTCAGTACGGGGTGATCCCCGGTCACATTCGCGAGGATGTGACGCGGACGAAGCTCGATGCGCTCCTGAAACAGAACTGGCTCAACGGCTTCGGGCAGCGGTTGCCGGTGGACATGGTGGCGATCGACGGCAACGCCTATACGGCGGAAGTGTGGGAATGGGTACGCCGGCATCCGGCGAGCCGGGTGATCATGGTCCGCGGCGCACGTTCGGAAACGTCTCCGTTGCTGCAGCGGGTGGCAATGGAGACGAAAGAGAAGACTGGCAAGCGGAAGCGCCGTTCGCGCAGGTTCTACAATTTTAATGGCGCGGTTTTCAAAATGGCGCTCTACGCGAACCTGAGGAAGGAAGATCCGTTGGAGGCTGGCTATGTGGCGCTGCCGCGTGGTCTGGAAGACGAGTACTTCCGACAGCTGACGGCGGAGCGCCGCGTCGAGAAGATCCAGAAGAGCGGTTTCAAGGTTTACCTCTGGGAGAAAGACAAGGGGCAGGCCAACGAGGCGCTGGACACGATGAACCAGGCGGAGGCGGCGGCAATTCGCTTCGGTGTTCGCTCGATGACCGATTCCGAATGGGACGCGATCGAGGCGGAACGAGAAGTCGCGTTGCCCGAACAACAGCTCGACCTTGAGGATTTGCCCCTTGTGCCGGCTGCCGCGGACGAATCTGCCTCGCAGTCCGATGTGCAGACAGCCGGGGTTCAGGCGCCGGCAAACACCGGGCGCGGCCGTTCGATCGGCTCGCTGGCGCGCAACCTGAACGGATAGATCATGACAACCAGCGTTCCTTCGATCCCGCGTCCGGTGGATGCGGGAGGCGCGGCCGTGCATCCGCGTGCCGGCTATCTGCGGCCCGACCGTACGGGGTTCATTTCCGGGTGGACCCAGCCGGTGCTGCGGGAAAGCCGGCATGACGTGCGCGCGGCCTGGCGGCCGGTGGCGGCCCGTGCGGTTGAGACGATCCAGAACTCGGGCTGGATGGCCGGTGCGGTCGACCAGGCCATCGCCGATACGCTGGGTACGGGGCTCAAGCTCAATGCGGTGCCGGATGCGGATGCGCTGGGGCTGTCGGAGGAGGAAGCGCGGGGGTTGGCGCGACGGATCGAACGGCGCTGGCGGCGCTGGTCGCGCCGGCCTCTGGAGTGCGATGCGCGGGGCAAGATGACGGTCGATATGATGGCCGACGCGATGCTCAGGTCGCACTACGCCTTCGGCGAGGGGGCGGCGCGGATTTTGAGGCGCAAGCGTGCCTTTGCGCAATCGGCGACGAAGGTGCAGCTGTTCTCGCCCCTGCGCATCCAGCATGAAACGGCGGAAGACAGGGGGCTTTATCAGGGCGTGTTTGTCGACGGTGACGGTCTTGCAACCGGCTACCGGGTCAAGGCGCGGGTCGGTGGGCAGGAACGGACCGTGGATCTTCCGGCGCGCGACCGGGACGGGTCGCCGCAGCTGGTGCATGTCTTCGACGGGGCGGCGGACCAAACGCGCGGGATCTCGCCGTTCGCGCCTATCCTGAAGGTGTTCCGCCAGGCGGACCAGCTTGCCGATGCCACCCTGGTGACGATGCTGCTGCAGACGATTTTCGCGGCGACGGTGAAGTCGGATTCGCTGTCGGAAGAGGCCTTCGACGGGCTCAAGGTCGACGAGAAAAGCGGCGAGGTCTCAGGCGAACTCGGCGAGTATCTGAAGGCGAAGAACCTGTGGTGGGAGGGGAGCAAGCTTGACCTCGGCAGCTTCGGGCGGGTCAACCACCTGTTCGTTGGCGAGGAGCTGCAGTTCCATTCTACCAATCACCCGCACAACAACTATCTGCCGTTCCTGCGCAACCTGTTGCGCGAGATCGCGCGAGCGATCGGCGTGTCCTACGAGGCGCTGTCCTTCGACTACGAGAAGGCGACCTATTCGAGCGTGCGCATGGGGATCGCCTCGCTCTGGCCGCTGGTGACCCGCCGGCGCCTGCACCTCTCGGCGCCTTTCTACCAGGCAATCTACGAGGCCTGGCTCGAGGAAGAGATCTTCCACGGATGGCTCGCACTTCCGGGCGGATACCGGGCGTTCCTGAAGCACCGGGCGGCCATCTGTCAGGCGGAGTGGAACGGTCCCGCGAAGCCGACGGCGGACGATCTGAAGAGCGCGAAATCCATGGGCGAGCGCCTGGAGCGGGGCACGACTTCGCTTGCGCATGAGTGCGCCGAAATCGGCCTCGACTGGGAGGATGTTGCGGAACAGCGCGCGCGAGAGAGCGAACGCTACCTGCAGCTCGGCCAGGCCGACCCGCATTCGGCGAAGGGGTCGCCCCTGGTGGGGCACAACGGCGGGCCGGTACTGGACGAAGACGACGACGACCAGAAGGAAGAGGCGTGATGGCGAGCGTGTTTGACGGCATTGACATGTCGAATCCGTGCGAGGTGCTGCCGGTCCTTCGCTCCGCGCTTTTCCGGGTGGCGGCGGGCGAAAGCGAGGTGCGCGTCAAATACGAGGAGTTCGACACGACCGTCCAAGCGGTCGCACTGCCCGAGCTTCGCCGGCTGGTGAACGACCTGGAGCAGCGCTGCGCGCGTGTTTCGGGGAAGCGTCGCCGGTTCGCGATGCGTGCGGGCTACTGAGACAAGGAGGCGACATGCCACAGGATTTGGAGCTTCCCTATCTTCGCGCCGCCTCGCAGGTGTTTGATCGCCCGTTGCTGATTTGCGAGACCAACGCGCTGATGATCGGTCAGTATCTGGCTGGCCGGATGATGCGGGAGGAACCTGCCGCGCCGCGGGCAAGCCGGTTCATCGGCGAGGAGCAGTTCGACCGGGACGGCGACCAGATCCGTTGGAAGGGCTATGCGAAGACCGGTTCGGTGGCGCGCATCAGCATGATCGGCGAACTCGTGAACCGCGGTGCGTGGATGGGGGCGTCTTCCGGCCTCACGTCCTATGAGGGCTTTGCGGAACAGCTCGACCGGGCCGCGGCGGACGATGAGGTGCGTGCGATTGCGCTGGATGTGAACACGCCCGGCGGCGAGGCCGGCGGCATGATCGAGACCGCGCGCAAGGTGCGGGAGATCGCACAGCGAAAGCCAATTCATGCGGTGGTCAACAGTCTTGCGGCATCGGCCGGGTACGGGCTGGTGAGTGGCGCGAGCGAAATCATCGCCACGGAGAGCGCGTCGCTCGGGTCAATCGGTGTCGTCTTCGTGCACTTCGATCGCAGCAAGTACCTTGAGGAGCGCGGGGTGCGGGCGACGGTTCTTCATGCGGGCAAGCGCAAGGTGGACGGTCATCCCTTCGCGCCGCTCGAGGGCGACGCGCTCGCCAATCTCCAGAGCCGCATCGACTATCTGATGGACCAGTTCGTGGGGCTTGTGAGCGATCATCGCGGACTGTCGGCGGATGCCGTGCGCGCGATGGAAGCTAATGTGTTCCCGGCACCGGTTGCCGTGGAAATGGGGCTCGCCGACCGGATCGGAACGATGGCGGGTCTCGTCGCGGACCTCAACAGCGCCGGGCAAGGGCGCATCATCACAGGAAGAAGGACTTCAGACATGCCGAACAGCGAACAGCAGCCCGACGCCCGCGAGGGCATGATCGGAGAGGCGGACCATGCGGCGGCCCTGACCAACGCACGGGCGGAAGGCGCCGCCGCCGAGCGGTCCCGGATCGCCGCCATTCTGGACAGTGAGGAAGCGACGCCGCGTGCGACTCTGTCGCGGCACCTGGCGCTTCACACGCAAATGACGCCGGAGGAGGCGCGGGCGACACTTGCCGCGTCCTCGCCGGAATCCGATGCTCCGGACGGGAGCTTTGCGGAGCACAAAGAGCGCGCCGCGAACGAGAGCGGGCCGAACCTGAGCGCCCCGGCGCCCTCCGACCAGCCGTCCGAACAGCGTAAAGGGCTCTCAGCGGCTGTCGGTCGCTTCTGCTGATCTCCTGACATTCAGCCGGCCAGCTGCCGGTTCCCTCCCTCACATCGTTGGCAACCGGTCCCCGGCTGCGGTTCTCGCAGGCGGACGGCTCCGTGTTGCCTGAACACTCGACAAGGACATGACCATGAACATGCCGTTCTACAGCCTTTCCCGGGGAGCGATGCTCTCGACCCTTCTCCAGTGGGAGGCCGAACCCGACTACAGCCGTGAGGCGGTGACGCTTCTGGCGGGCGATGGCGGCGAGCGTCGCGTCGATGTTGGTACCATCCTGGCGAATCTGGTCGAGCCCTCCAGCGCCACGGCGGTGGCGAGCGCAGATGCCGGGAACACCGGCGACGGCGCACTTGCGATGGAGACAACCGCGGTGACCAGCGCTGCACGCGAAGGCGTCTATGTCGTGGTGTGCATCGATCCCGCTGCCGATACCGGCACCTTCGACGTGCAGGATCCGGCCGGAAAGTCGATCGGCACGGCGACGGTCGGCGCCGTTTTCGGCAAGCAGGTGCGGTTCACGATTTCCGACGGGGCGACGGATTTCGTTGCCGGCGACCGGTTCGAGATCTCTGTGGCGCGCGCCTCGGCTGCAAGCAATGCCGGCAAGGCTGTCGCCTGGGATCCGGATGCGTCCGACGGCTCGCAGGTGATCTGGGGCATCGCGCTCAATGAGGCGACGGCACCGGATGGCCAGGATCTCGTCGGCGGGCTCGTGGGCCTGCGGCGCCTGTCGCTGGTCAAGGAGCGTGGCATCGCCTGGCCGGCGGGCATCACCGATCGTCAGAAGGCGCTGGCGATCGAGGCGCTCGAGGCGCTTGGCGTGGTGGTTCGCACTAGCTGAGCCGGCATCTTTCTTTTCTCATCGATCCATCACGGCGCGTGACGCCGCAATCCAAGGACCTCCGCCATGCCGGACATTCTTTTTCCCTACACGAACGTGGACCTGACCGAGGAGGTCAACCGCATTCCCAATCGCTTCGGGCTTCTCAACGCGCTCAACCTGGCGCCTGTCGATCCGATGTCCTCGCGCTACGTACGCATCGACTTCCGCGACGGCGAGCTCGTCGTTCTTGCTGCCGATGAGCCCGGCAGCCCTGGCCAGACGTCGGAACTGGAGCAGGAACAGGGCACCATCCTGATGATCCCGCACTTCCCGCATGTGGAGACGATCCGCACCGGCGATCTTGCCAACGGCATTCAGGTGGTGGGCGGCCAGATGCGCTCGCGCGATCTGGAGACCGAGACCGCGCGCCGGCTCAACACGATCCGGGGGCACCATTCGGTGACCCTGGAATACATCCGCATGGGAATGCTGCGCGGCCTCATCAAGGACGGTCGCGGTCGCACGCTCTACGACCTCTACAACGTCTTCGGGATCACGAAGAAGCAGGTCGACTTCAAGCTCGGCACGGCGACGACCAATATCCGGGAGAAATGCGAGGAGATGGTCGACCACGTCATGCAGAACGTGAAGGGCGAGACGGTTTCCCAGGTAGAGGTGATCGTCTCGTCCGGCTTTTTCGAGCGGCTGATCTCGCATCCCATGGTCGAGAAGTTCTGGCAGATGGAGCAGCACGGCGGCGGCAGCCTGATGAAACTCGAGCGTGAACGTCTCGGTGGCAACTGGGGCCGGGTGTTCGATTTCGGCGATATCCTGTGGCGCGAGTACAAGGGGTCTTTCCCGGTACGTAGTACGAGCGGCACCAAGGTGCAGGAGCCGGCGGTCGCGGCCGGGAAGGGTCATGCCTATCCGGCCGGCACGATGAACATGTTCAAGACCTTTGCCGGTCCGGCGCATCACATCGACATGGTCAATCAGACGCCCGATGTCGACGATCCGGTCTTCATCTCCACCAAGGTTCTCGACCATGGCGAGGGTGTCGAGATGAAGTCCCAGTCGAACCGGATTGCCGTGTGCAAGCAGCCGGAGTGCCTGGTCGAGACGTTTACCTCGGACTGAGCGCGGACATGTCGCGAAAGCTCGCCGGGCTCCCTGTTGATCGGACGTTTGCCCGGATCGGGGAGCCCGCTCTCTACCGGTCGCCGGATTCGGCGCCTGACCAGACCGTTCGGGTTCTGGTCGGCTCGGACGGGGACGAGAGGATCGCATTCGGGCAGGGGCGTCCGCTTGGGCGGATCTCTGCGCTGCGGGTCAGGGCGAGTGACCTCACACCGCGCAAAGGCGGGATCTTCGAATTGTTTGGCCAGCACTATGTTGTGGCAAGCGAACCCCGCCTTGCCGACCGCTATCGGCTTGTCTGGACCTGCGCGGTGGATGCGCGATGACCGACACGAAACTCGCTCTCGTCGGCAACCTGCAGAAAACGCTGGATGCCGAAAAGACCGCTGTTGCCACGGGTATCCGCGGCGGCATGGAGGCGCTGACGGATCTGGGCAAGAGGCGTTTGCGGCAACAAGTGACGCGCGCGGGCCTTGGCGAGCGGTTGTCGAAGACCTGGCGCGGCAAGGTCTATCCCGGTGCCAGGGTCGAAACCTTCGAGCCGGCCGGGGTCATCTGGAGCAAGGCGCCGCATATCGTGCGGGCGTTCTCGGAAGGTCGGCCTATCCGATCGAAGGCAAGCGGCGGGTGGCTTGCGATCCCGACGGATCTTGCGCCGCCGACCCGAAAGCGCGGCGCCCGACGCAAGCGCATGTCGATGGAGGATCTCCTTGAGGAATTCGGCATGGACAGTCTCAGGGTATTTGCCCCGCCAGGCCGTGGTCGCCGAGTGCTTTACGCGGTTGCCGACAAGGGGTTTGCGCGCGGGCGCGGCAAGCGTGGCGGGTCGCGACGCTTGAAGGCCGAAACCCGTCGCAAGCCAAAGGCGGAACCGCTGCTCATGTATGTGCTCGTCAAGCAGGTTCGCCTTCGTCGGGTCCTCAATGTCGACACGGTCGAGCGCGGGCTTGTTCGCCTTGCGCCGGAGTACATCACGAAACGCATCATCGGAGGGCTGTCGGATGGTCAGTGACGGCGTGCTGGATGCGATGCATGCGGCGCTCGCCGCTGCCTCGGCTGCTTTGGCCGTGCCGGAGCTTCGCCGCAACGAGACGCTCGACAGCGCGCTCGAGGCAGTCGAGGCGAGCGCGAGCGCCTGGGCGAATTTCGTCGACGGCGATCTCGAGCGGATGGACCAGTCGCTCGGCGGCGGTTTCGATTACGAGCTGCGCCAATCGGCGCTGGTCGAAATCGTTGTGCATGCGGCAACGGATACTGAGCGCCGCGCCGCGCTGGCGGCGATCGTCAATGCCTATGTCGATGCGATCGGAGCCGATCCGACGCTTGGCGATACGGTTTCGCTCTGGGAGATCGTCGAGCTTGAGCGCGACAATCTCGCCGAAACAGGCGTGCCCAACATCAAGGGCGCGACGCTGACGATCGCGGCGGAGTTCATCGCCGACCGTCCGGTCTAACCGGGCACCAGAACACGGGAATCATCATGACAGTCAAACGCCGTCGTGCGCCGGAACCGGCCGCCGAAACCCTGCCGCTCGTCCTGCTCACCGATGTCGAGGATCTCGGGTCGCGCGGCGCGGTCGTCGAGGTCGACCTCGACAGGGCTTCCGAGCTTGAAACCGCATCCTCCGCGCGCCGTGCGACGGATCTTGACCTTTCCATCGCCGGCAAGCGCCCCGCCAAACCGTCCTGATCGAGGAGATACCCATGCCCACCGCAGCCACGCCCCGCGGCAAGACCGCGAACCTTCTGTTCGGAACGCAGGTGGACTTCGCGACGCCCGCGCCGGGCGCCTACATCCGCACGCTGTTCTACTCGGAATCGCTCGCGGAGACCTCGCCGTTCGAGGATGACCCGGTTCTGGGAACGGCGCGCGACAACAACCGCGACGCCACCGCGCCGGCGGACGGACTTGCCTCGCTTGCCGGCGATATCGTTGTGCCGGTCGACGTCAACCATTTCGCCTATTGGCTGACCGCGCTTCTGGGAGCGCCGGTCACGACCGGTGCCGGACCCTATGAGCACGCGTTTACCTCGGGCGGGGAGGTGCTACCCTATCGCACCATCGAGTTCGAAAAGCGCGCGGGTGCTGCGTTCTTCCAGAACGTCGGTTGCCTCGCATCCTCGCTGTCCTTCGACTGGACGCGGGCGGGCGGGTTCCGTCAGGCGACGGTCTCCGTCGTCGGGCGCAACCAGGCGAAGACGGGCGCGAGCGTCGGTGGCTCGCCTGCCGCCATTCTGGCCCGCTCGCCGCTGTCGGCGGCGCAAGCCGTTCTGCGCATCAACGGCGTTTCCGCGGCACATGTGCTCGGTGGATCTCTCACCTATGCCAACAATCCGGAGGAAGACGCTGCGATCAACGGCACGCCCTACGCCTCCGGCTATCTGCTCGACCAGGACGCGACGGCTTCCGGCGCGATGCAGTTGCGCTATGTCGACGAGACCTATTTCGACCTGATGACGGCCGGCGATCCTGTGGCGATCGAGCTGGAATTCGGCAGTGCCGCCGACGCGAAGATCGTCTTCGCGCTGCCGGCGGTTCGGTTCGAGAAGGGGGCCTTCGCGCCGATCAGCGGGCCGGGTGGGCTTCAGGCGGATCTGAACTGGCGCGGCGAGCAGTCCGCAGCAGCCGCCATGATGACGGTGACCGTCACCAACCAGATTGCGACCTACGCATGATCCGGCTGACGAAGATCGACCGCACGATGCGCCCGCGCGAGATCGCGCCGGGCGTGTCGCTCACCATGCGCCCGGCAACCTCGATCGATATCGACCAGGCTCAGGGCGAAGCAGGGCGGGAGATCGCCACCCTGTTCACCGCTCCACAAGCTTTCAAGGATTTCGGCTTCTCCGATCTGCGCACCGGCGTCTATCGGGATCCGGAGACGCTTATGGGCATGTCGTCCTATCTGACGGCGGCACTGCTGATGGAGCAGATCGTCGAGGGATGGGAGGGCGTGGCGGACGAAAGCGGCGAGCCGCTGCCGCTCGACCGCGCCTCGATCGGCCTCTTTCTGTTGCATCCCGGCATGAAGCAGGCCTTCGAGCGGGAAGCCTATTCGGCCGTGCGGCTGGAGCGCGATGAGGGAAACGGCTTCGCCGCCTCGGAGACTGGCTCGGCCGGGGCGGCGGAGACTACTGCCGGGGATGCCGGGAGACCGGCGAAGACTGCGGAGCGCGGTGCCCGATGACGACGAACCAGCCGCGTACCGGCGAGGGGATCGCGGTCCTGCGTGCCGCCACCGCGCCGGGCTGCTGGCGCGTCGACGGGTTCAGCGGGCGCGCGACCGGCTTGTCGGCGGGCGAGGTGCGGGAGCGCATGGCGGGTGAATACCACGACCGCGATCTGGTCGGTGCCTGTCTGGCGGCCTTCGAGGCCGGCGTGCTGAGCGGGCTGTCGACGAGGGAAGACACATGAGCGCGAAACGCAACCAGGTCGGCATTCGTCTCGTCGCGCTGAACGGCAAGGCCGTCGAACGCGAACTGAAGAAGTTCGGAGCGGAGGGGCAGGCGGCGCTCGACCGGATCCAGAAGGCGAGCAAGCCGGCGCGCGCCGGCCTCAAGGCGGTGGACAGCGGTGTCGGCGAGCTCAAGACCCGCATGACCGGCCTTGCCAATTCCGCCGGCCCGGTCGGTACCGCACTTATGGCGCTGGGGCCGGCCGGAACGGCGGCGGCGGTCGGGCTCGGCGCCTTGACGCTGGCCTTCGGCAAGGCGCTGGCGATCTCGCGCGACGCCGTGCGGGAGTTCGATGCGCTGGCGAAGCGCGCGCGGACCCTCGGGCTTTCGACCGATCTCTTCCAGGCGCTGCAACTCGCAGCGGAAGAGCAGGGCATCGCCCAGCAAAGCCTGAATGTGGCGCTGCAAACCTTCGCCACCCGCTCCGGCGAGGCGGCGAACGCGACCGGCACGCTTTACTCGCGTCTGAAGCAGATCAATCCCGAGCTGCTCGCGCAGTTCCAGGCGGCCGCGACCGGGGAGGAGCGGCTAAAGCTTCTCGCCGCGGCCGTTCAGGATCTCGACAGCGCGGAGGAGCGCGCCGCCCTGACGGCGGCTGCCTTCGGGCAGCGCAATGTCGACCTGGTCCGTATTCTCGCAGACACGGGCGAAAGCATCGACGACCTGATCCGGCGCGCCAAGGAGCTTGGGGTTGTCGTCGAGGAACAGATGCTGAAGCGCGCGGAGGAGATGGAAAACCAGTTCGGCGTCGCGGCGCGGGTGATCGACATCAACCTGAAACAGGCCTTTGTCGATCTCGCGCCGATCCTGATCTCGACTCTGGAGCTCTTCGCGGAGATGGCGAAGGCGACGCGGTATCTGAGCGACCTGTTTCGCGAGATGGAGACCCGCAGCACGGCGACCCTTGAAACCCATCTGGCCGGTCTTTCCGCGCGTCGTGATGCTCTGCGGAAGGATCTGGAGGGCGGCGGACTGGCCACGCTCGGCGGTCTGATGGACGGTGCGGTCGAGCGCGAGATTGCCGGCATTGACGCGGAAATCAAGCGGATCGACGCCCTCCTCGAAGCGCGGAAGAAGGTCTCGACCCCTTCGACAACGAACATCGAGAGCGGGCCGACCGCCGAGGATCGGGCCAAGGCGACGGCCTGGCGCGAGCGGCTGCTGACGATCGACGAGAAGCGCGCTCAGGTCATGGCGGAGATCGACCGTCTCGAGACCTCCGGCGCGCTGAGCTCGAGCGAAGCGGCGATGGCGCGGATGAAGGCGGAAGCCGATCTGCAGAAGCTGATGGACAAGGGCCGCAAGACCAAGACGACGTCCGACAAGGAATCGGTAGCCATGCTGCGTGAGGTGACGCGGCTGCTCGATGCGGCGCGCTCGCCGGCGGAGGACCTGGAAAAGCGGCTGGCGCGGATCGCCGAGCTGCAGGCCGGCGGCACCTTCGACCAGGCCGCGCCGGGGCAGGGCGCGCAGATGGCGGAACGGGCGCGCGTGATCGCGATGCGCGAGTATCTCGCCGCTGCCGAGGACACGGAAGAGGCGCTAAGGCGCATCCAGGACATCGCGGCAAATGGGGTCGGAGCCAACCGGGTTGCGGCCGAAATCGCGCTCGCCGAACGGGCCGGCAAGAGTTTTGGCGAGACGATGCAAAAGGTCTCCGACAGGGTCTCCGACAGTCTGACGGACGCGATCTTCGAAGCGCGGAACCTGGGCGATGCCTTGCAGACGCTCGCCCGCCAGATCATGCGGGATTTCGTCAACGCGCAGTTTCGCCGGATGCTGGGCGGCGGCGGCGGGTCCGGCGGGATCTTCGGAGCGATCGGCTCATTCGTCTCCGGCTTGTTCGGCGGCGGCGTCGCGGCGGCGGTGCGTCATGAGGGTGGCCCGGTCGGCGGGGCCGGCCCGACGCGCCATGTGTCGGCGTCGGTCTTTGACGGTGCACCGCGCCGCCATGAAGGCGGCGGGTTGCAACCCGGCGAGCGCCCGGTGATCGCGCTGGAGGACGAATACGTCATGACCCGCGCGATGCAGGGCGATCTGGTCAACACGCTGCGCGGGATGGGGGCGCTTGCAAGCGCCCGCCCGACCGTATCTCCGGCGCCGGTCGTCAATGTGATCACGCCGCCGGGCCATACAGCCGAGACACGGGAAAGCCGGTCCGCCTCCGGCGGGCTGCAGATCGACGTGATCGTCAAGCCGCTGGAGCGGGCGCTGGCCAAGAACATGCGTGAGGGCGGGCCGCTGCGCGACGCCATCGGCGGCACATTCGGCCTCAACCGCGCGAACGGGTTGACCTGACATGGCGGTTCCAGTGTGGCCAGCCGGCGTGCCGAGCGCACCGCAGCGCGCGAGCCTGCAGATCTCGCGCGCCTTCAACGCGCCGGTCTCGACCGAGATGGAGGGCGGCAACACCCGCGAGCGTCCGCGCGGAACGCTGCAATACCGGTTGATGAGCTTCGACATCCGCATGACGCCGGCCGAGTTTGCCCTGTTCGACGCCTTCGTCAGCGACGATCTCGCGCGCGGCACGAGACGGTTCGACATGCCGGTGTGGGATGGCGCGGCCCTGTCGACGAAGACCGTGAAGCTGTCGGGCGAAAACCGCTTTACGACCCGGCAGCAGGGCCGCGCGGTCATGGTGGCGCTGACACTTGAGGTGGAACTGTGAGCGATATCCGGACACAGGCAATCCGCGAGGCCTATGCCTCGGTGACGTCGGATGTGGTGTTGCAAACGATGGAACTGCGGCACCCTTCCTTTGTCGAGGGCGGCACGCCGATCGCGCTGCGTTTCGTTCAGGACGGGATCGATCATGACCTGCTGCTGGAAGCGGATGCGCCGATGGACGCGGGGCAGGTCGCGACCTTCAAGGCCATGCCGTTCGGCTTCACACCTCCGTCGAGCGAAGAAGGGCAGGTGCCGTCGGTCTCTTTCTGGATCGACAATGTGTCCTCGGAGATCCATCGCCATTTGCAGGCGGCCGTGTCGATCCGCTCGCCGCTGATCGCGACCTGGCGGGAATATATCGTCG